GGTAGTGCCCTTCTACCCTGCCAGTCTTTAGAAAGGCTAAGAGCATGGCATTGACAACGATTGCAGAACTTCGCACCGCGCTAGGTGTTGGGTCGCTGTACGCTGACGCCACGCTTCAAGAAGTGGCAGATGCCGCAGATAACGTTCTCTTGCCCTTTCTATGGAAGAACCAGCAGTCAATCATCGCGCATTCCAGCGATGGCACTACTGGCACTCTCTACTTTGATGTACCTATAGATAAAGTCTTTTATGTAGGTCAGACTGTGACAATTAGCGGCGCAGGTAGCCGCTTCAATGGATCAAAGACAATTACAGCAGTCAATACTTATGATTTTGATATCACAATAACGGCTGGTAATAATAATCCTTACCATGAGGTTAATCCTTATGGCATTGCAGCAGCTGAGACTTACACAGACTATACAACGATCCCGGCAATCCAAGAGGCTGCTCTTATGATTTCGATAGATATCTGGCAGTCTCGCCAAGCACCATCTTCAGGTGGCGTCACCATCGATGGTTATCAGCCTTCTCCTTATCGCATGGGCAATACCCTTCTCGCTCGCGTTCGTGGCCTTCTCGCGCCTTATCTTGATCCGAGATCGATGGTGGGCTAATGGCCTCCATTTCAACACTCCGCGCAGGTATCGCCTCAGCTCTTACAGACAACACAAAGTATTCAGTCTTTTCGTTTCCACCTGCAACACCGATTGCTAATAGCGTTATCATCGCACCTAGCGATCCTTATATTTCGCCATCTAACGGCTGGCACGCAACTATCTCGCCAATGGCGAACTTTACTATTTCCGTCATGGTTCCATTGCTTGACAATGAAGGTAATCTAAACGGAATTGAGGACAACATCGTGCGAGTCTTTAACTTGCTCGCTGCGTCTTCATACACCTACAACGTCACAGAGGTATCCGCCCCGGCGGTACTGAGTGCCGCTTCAGGTGATCTACTTACATGCAATATCAATATCTCAGTCCTAACGAGTTGGAGCTAAAATGTCCGAGTGGGAAAAAGAGCAAGAAGCCTTCCTGATCAAGATCGGGCAGGTAGCACCATCAACACCTAAGCCAGTAACTACTAAGAAAGACGAGGAATAATCTCATGGCTGTATTTCTAAATAACAAGGTCGGCGTGAAGATTAATTCAGTCGATCTTTCAGACCACGTTACCGCAGTAACACTTAATCGCACTTTCGATGAGCTCGAAGTGACAGCAATGGGCGATGGCGGACACAAGTTCGTTAAAGGCCTTGAGGCATCATCAGTCACAATCGATTTCCTAAACGACACAGCTACATCTAACGTCCTACAGACCTTGCAAGCTGCATGGGGAACAAACGTCACAGTAGTTCTACTACAGGAAAAGGGAACTGCAGTCTCTGCAACTAACCCTCTCTATACAATGACCTGCTTGATTAACGGCACAACCGACATTGCTGGATCAGTTTCTGATCTTGGAGTCCAAAGCCTGACATTCAACGTATCAGGCACTACAGTAGTAGCCACAACAGGCACATTCTAAGAAACTAAACAAAGGGGCATAGCATGGCAAAGTTAATAGTCACGATGGCAGACAACACAGTCACCGAGATCGAGATTACTCCTCGATTAGAGTACGCGTTCGAGCTATATGCAAAAAAGGGATTTCACAAAGCGTTCCGCGATGATGAAAAGCAATCAGATGTCTATTGGCTTGCATGGGAAGGCCTTCGACTAAGTGGAGTCACAGTCAAGCCATTCGGTGCAGACTTTCTCGAAACTCTTAAGAGTGTAGAGGTTGCTGAGTCTGACCCTTTGGCCTAGGCAGGGATAGCATCCACTATCTCATCGCTCGCTTGAGCATTGAGACGGCTATCCCTCCACAATCTTTAATTGATTTAGATTCATCGATGCTCCAGATGTTACTGAAAGCATTGAAGGATAGAGCAAAGGAGCAGGCAGATGCCTACAGAGCTAAAAGGCGCTAGTGCGCTTCGCAAGGCTCTCAAGCAATTCTCGCCTGATCTCGACAAAGAGACTCGTGACGAGATGGTCGGATTCCTTAAGCCAGTAGTAAAGAAGGCTAGAGGATTTCTTCCATCTAATGATGAGATGCCTTCAGGTTTTGTTAAGCATGAAGTAAAGACTGCCAAGTTCCCAATGTATGACGCCTCAGAGGCTCGTCGAGGAGTGGGCTATAAATTGACAGCCACTCGTCCTAACTCTCAAGGTTGGTCTTCAACTGTATCTATTCACTCCAAAAGAGCAGCAGCAGTCATTTATGATTGGGCTGGACGTAAGTCTCGCAGTCAGTTCGTCTCAGTTCTCCCTGGCGCAATGGCAGGCAAAGGCAAGATGTCAGGTCGAGCATTATTTAAGGCTTATGAGCAGGATCAAGGCAAGGCCAAAGTCGGAGTTATCCGAGCCCTAGAGAAGGCCGCCGCTAAGTTTAACGCGAAAGGCAATAACAATGGCTGAGTTACGGATCCCGATTGTCGTCGAGAATAAAGGCAAGAAGGCACTCGGCGACACAAGCAAAAGTGTTAGCGCCCTTGATAAGGGAGTAAAGCGATTAGGCAAGAGTCTTCTTGCAGTATTTGGAGCCCAGCAGCTTCTAAAGTTCGCTAAGAATGCATCAAAGGCATTCATTGAAGATGAGAAGGCCGCCAATCGTCTTGCCCTAGCAGTTAAAAATCTAGGCCTAGAGTTCGAGACTCCACGCATCGAGCGCTACATCTCTGACCTATCCAGAATGTCTGGCGTTACCGATGATCAATTACGTCCAGCAATGCAACGCCTATTGCAGACTACTGGCTCAGTCACTAAGGCTCAGGAATTACTTACACAGGCAACTGACATCGCCGCCGGGTCTGGCGTTGATTACGAAACAGTTGTTAATGATCTTAGCCTCGCTTACGTCGGCCAGACTCGTGGACTTCGCAAGTATTCGCTAGGACTTTCTCAAGCCGAACTCAAGACCATGAAGTTCGCAGATGTTCAAGAGCGACTTAACAAGCAATTTTCTGGCGCTAGTGCAGAATATCTAACTACCTACGCAGGCAAGCTACAACTCATTACCACCGCCGCAGGCGAGGCCAGCGAGACGATAGGTAAATCATTAGTAGAATCCCTTGTAGCGGTATTTGCTGCCGGTGACACGACTAAATTCGTCAATCAGATCGATACCCTTGCAACCAAGATTGCAGATACAGTCTCAGCAGTAGTATTCGGATTCCAGAAGTTATACGTCTTAACTAGCGATCGCGCTATCCTTGCAAGTTTTAACCCTTTCGATGATTACGAAAAGAATGCTCTAGCCGCCATTGAGGCAGCCGAAAAGGCAGCAAAATTTAGACGTAACGCGCCATCGATGGGCTACTCAGGCTCTCAGCCATTGGGTATTTATGAAACTTCTGCACAGATCGCAGCTCGTAAAAAAGCAGAAAACGATGCTGCTAAGCGCCAGCGCGAATTAGCGGCACTGCAAAAGAAAAACCTAGATACACAAAAGAAACAGAATGCGTTGACTAAGGCATCAAAGACTCTTAACCTAGAAGCCATCGGTATCGAAGCAGCCCTTAAAGGTCAAATCAGCGAGACTGATCGCCTATCTTTATTACTTCAGAAGTCTATTCTTGAAGGCAACGCCAACCTTGCCACTTCTCTATCTGATCAATTAGATTCAGCAATCAAGCGACAGAATGAACTTCGCCAGTCTTTGCTTACTACCCCTAAGGCTCCTAACCCTTATGAGGATTGGAAGATCCCTGCCGATCTTCTGAACTACACAGCCGTATCTTTAGGCGTATCGCCTGAGACAGTCATAAATGCTCCTCAAACAATTGCAGTACCGACTGAAGATCCTTTGCGAGAAATATTTGACGCAGTAATGGCCGCTCAGGTAGCACAAGACAAGGCAGATGCAGCAGCGAAAGCAGCCGAAGCTATAGTTAATGTTAACGTACAAGTTGGCGCCGAAGATGTTGCCGCAATTATTACACAGCAGCAGACTAACCAATCTTTATCTGGATCTTTCAACACCGTTAATCGCGTAGATAGATTTAGAACACTCGCGATATGACCCTTCCAGCCACAATCTCGGTCTCCTTTGACTTTAGCCAAGGTGCTACCTTCGGCTTTCCGTTTACTATCGGTGACCCTATTAACGGCGTTATTGGCGTGTCTCAGTTCGCATCGAGCGAAGTGCCAGAGCCAGTAATTGATCTAAGCTCTAGTACACGCCAGATCAAGATCAGCCGTGGCCGTAACATTATGCGTGATACTTATGAGGCTGGCAACTGCACAGTTCGAGTCATTGATCAAGACGGATCGTTCAACCCACAGAATCCCGCATCACCTTATTTTGGGTATCTAACTCCCCTCAGAAAGATTCGCGTAGCTGCAACTACTGCGACTACTCAGTCGTTTCTATTCTCAGGCTATGTCACAGACTATAAGTACACCTACCCGACAGGGCAGGAATTGGGCTATGTAGATATTAACTGCTCAGATGCCTTCCGCCTTTTTGCTATGGCTAACGTCACGACCGTTGCAGATGCAACAGCAGGGCAGACCACAGGCACGCGCATCAATAAGATTCTTGATCAAGTAGATTTTCCCTCATCAATGAGAATCATTGACACAGGCTCAACAACAGTTCAGGCCGATCCCGCCACTACACGCTCTAGTCTTTCAGCCTTGCAGGTGGCCGAGTTCACTGAGCAAGGAGCCTTCTATGTGCTATCAGGGGGAGAAGTTGAGTTTAAGGATCGAAATGATGTAGTCGGATCACTAGCCCCGGCGGCTATCCAATTCAATCAATCTGGCGGCATCCCATATTCTGATCTTAAGTACGCTTTCGATGACAAGCTGATTATCAATGACGCAACCATGACTCGTGTAGGCGGAACTACGGTTTCATCAACCGATGCAGACTCAATTGCTAAATACTTTCCTCATGGCATGAACGTAGATAACCTAATTGCCCAGACAGATGCCCAAGTGCAGAATATTGCAGACATCTACGTCGCTACTCGCAAAGAGACAACGATCCGCATCGATGCCATGACGGTTGATCTACTTGATCCTAACGTGCCTACTGACACAATAATCGGCCTCGATTATTTTGACAATGTAGAGATCACCAATATTCAGCCAGACGGCTCGACAATCGTCAAGACCTTGCAGGTGCAGGGATT